TACACTAAGAGTATGGATACCAGTTAAAGACCACCAAAATGGAAGTCCTTCTGCCTCAATAAAAGAAGAAGCACTTTGAATACCGATAGAAGAGATAAAACTAATAGAGTAGTCAGTTGCTCTAAAGATATTATCTACCCCAGAAATCTTCCAGACACCATTCTCAGCAAATACAAACAAGTCAGGTCCACGAGAGTATAGTTTTTTAATATTAACAGCATTAGGAATACGAATAACGCCACCATCTGTATCCAAAAGATCACTAATCTCCTCAGAGGTTGGATCATTTTGTTGGTAGCAATCACCAAGTTCACTAAGTGTCTCAATCGTTCTTGAGAATAAAATAACACCAGAGTTTCTTGCACTTTCTAAGCCAGCATAGAAAACTCTGCCAGCGTAAGATGCAACACTTTTAAATCTAGATGTCTCAATCTCTGTAGGCAATCCAACGACACCTGATGCTGTACTTCTATCTTTACTAAAGAAGTTTAAGATAAATCTACCATTACCAAGCAAAGAAGTACCAGAGTAGATTTTATTAAATTCAGAAGCGGAGAAGTTTCCACTAGAGTCTTTACCAGAATACCAAGGATGGGTCAAAGGGGGCCAAGAACCATAGGTAGTCTTTAATGTAGTAGACCAACCACCATTAAAGGTATCGTATTGTCTTTGAATAGAAGCTGTAGCAGAACTAGTCGTGTAACTTCTTTTATCACCTAGCCAATCAAAGTCTCTTGTGTACAAAGTAATTTGATTGACAGTTAAAATACCTGTAGTGTTATCTCTTTGGATATAGATTGTATTAATAGCAGGAGAGACTACGATAAGCGCACCATTAATTGAAGTGAACTGGCACTGAGCATTAGCTGCACCAACTCCACCTGCTACTTCATAAGTAGTTAAATTAATAGTAGCCGAGTCTTCACTACTAGAATAAGGAAGAGTAGCTTTAGCATAAAACTTAAGACTTGCTCCAACTTGGATAACTAAGAACTCTAATCCAGATTGCCCGCCAACATTCTCCCACTTATCAGTTACTACAGTAGATGAGTCAGACATAGTAAAAGAGGACAGTACAAAGCTATCCTCTAGTTCTGCGCCAAGGCGTCTACGACGAGAACCGTCTCTACGAAGATCACAATTAAGTTCATCAATAGATGCGTTCTCAGGAAATGTTAATTCACCAGCTTCTGTAATTAAACCTTTAATAAAGGTGTTAACTACTTTTTGAGTTAGTGACTGCATTACGTTCTTTCCTATCTTTATCTAGTCGTTCATTCTTAGCTGACTGAGTTTCTTTAGCAGTAAGAAGAAATGTTTGAATACCATCAATAGCTTTATCAATAGAGGAGTACATACCAGAGAGTTCTTTAGGTACTGGTCCGTTCTCTAACTCGACCTTAAAAAAGATATAACCACCGTCAGCTTTATTAACAAAAAACTTAGATAGATACTTTGGTGACTTAAGGAAAGCTACTTGGTTAGTTCTGTCGATACTAATTTCAACGTCCATACATTGGCCTTTTATTTGATTGTTTTGTTTTATAAGAATCTCTTGTAGCAAAAGATTTAATACGCCTAGCCGATTGCTCAATTTTAGGATCAGAACCGTTCTTAAACAAAGAGAAGCAAACTGATTTGGCTTCTGCCAGTAAGTAAGCTAATAAGTTATCGTCTAAGGCTGGGACAAAAGAATCACTAATAGTAAACACTGGGAACGTAGAGCCGAATGCTCTTGTCTTGCTCTCTTGTAGAGTAGTCTCAACATCTGCATTATACGAGTTCATTACAATATGTTCGTCATCAAACGAAGTATAATAACTAGGCTCTGCTGTATTACCGATTAATAAGGTGGTACCAGCATTAACATCAAAAACACTTAAGCCACTAGTTGGCTGTCTACTTAAGAATGTAAGTGGATCAGCATAAATAATTTCTTTATACATACCTACGTCACTGGCGTAGTACACTTTCTCTAATTGCTTGGTGTCAGATGGATACGTAAAGTGAGTTGGCCTAGCAGTCTCAGATAGTGAAGTAAGTTTAATTAATTTTTTATTCTCTGGAATTTCTCTGCTATTAAGAATCGTATAATAAGCATCTTCAATAACAGAGGCAATTTGTTGTGCTTCAACAGAGTCGCTAATGCTATTAACATCTTGCGAGTCCATATCAGAAAGAATTGATTGGACCATTTCTAATAGTGTTCTTTTCATTACACAGCAATCCCTGAAATACAAATACTACCACCAGCAAACAAGACGGTAGTGTTAGCGCTAGATTTAACAAATACCTCAATATAGTCATTAGCGCTTAACTGAGTAATACCTAAAAGAGAACTTAAATGGTACTGGGCAGTAGTAGTAGTAACAATATTTCTAGTGCCAGTTAGTTCTACGCCATTTTTATAAACAGAAAGTTGAATATCTTTGTTTGAGCCAGACGCTTGTGATAAAGAAAATCTAGCATCAATAATAGCAGCAATAGACTCAGCACCATCATAACGAATACGAGCATTAGGGCTGCTTAAACCAGTAAAACCATTGTTAGTACCAATAGTAAACGTAGGGTTAATCGCGGCGTCAGTAGTTGTAGCTGCAATAGAGTAGGGAGAACCAGTACTAAAGGTTAGATAACCATTTACAATACGACTATTCTCAACCCAGTTACCAGAACCAGAACCGTTAGCTACATAAATCTGTCCCGCTAAAGCAGTAGATACACCCTTTGATTCATGGATGTATGGGTCTGAAAGAGTGTTGTGATTAATGTTTGCCATGTGATCTCCTAGAACTATTGTACTACTTTACTCTTTTATAAGTCAATAGAAAAAGGGCCACTTAAGGCCCTTCTCCTTAGTTTAATTAGACCACAACGTACTCGACCACAAGCTTACCTTTACCAGCGGTAAAAGCAGCCGTACCATACAATGCACCAATATGCACCGCGTTAGCGCCTACCGTAGCAGCAGCATTAACTGCTGTACCAGCGCACTTCAGCACTTCACCGATAGCGTCAACAGTCGTCAGAGCAGAAGCCGAGGTAATACCAGCAGCAATTACAGCAGTACCCGATGGCAGGTAAGTACCAATCGACAACGTAGCCGAACCACCCGAAGTAGCAGCTTCCGTCATAATCAGGTAAGCATCTACAATGTAAGCACCAGCAGGAAGCGTAGGTGCATTAGGGTCAATGTTTGAAGCACCGAAAGATGAGCCAAGAGTTTTAAAGTCGATGTTGTAAATAAAGCTTTTACGGATTTCATCAACAGCAGTACCTCTCGTCTCAACAACTCCTTGGTCGGGACCAGTAAGAGTGTAAAGACCATCAGCATTAGTATAAGACATATTTCTCTCCTTTTATGAAAGGGAAAGGGGATTTCTCCCCTAACCAATTAGACGTTAGTTTTGCTCATAATACGAACCATGTTCTCAGGGCGGTACAGTTTAACACCGTAACGTGCCGTGGTAACATACTCGTGGCGTTGTTGGTCTTTCTCGTACTCGTAGTCAACTTCTGGCATTTGACGCCATGCACCAACAAACGGAGTAACAGTCGAAGCAGCCGAGAAGAACAGGTTGGCTTTACCTTTGTTCGTGGAGAAGTCCACGTTTGCAGGAGTACCAGCAGCGTTAGTCAAGGCGCTATCCGAAATCTCTTTCAGGTAGTTCGAGGTGTAAACGTCAAAGCCGTAGATGTTACGGATAAACGTCATACCAGTAGCGATACCCGAAGACACAATACCTTCCCAACGAGCGTTGTTAGAAACGTCCGTAAGAGTCGAGAGCGTATTCAAAGTGAACTCACACGATGGGTCAACGATAGCAATCAGGTTCGTATCAGGCACGTTAGCCTTCTTCAAAGCAAAACGCGCACGAGCGAAGTCACTGACCGAGATAAATGCACCAGTACCCGAAGCAGCCCAACGGTGGTTTACACCATCAATAGCTTGGGTCGAGTTAGCAGCCACACCAACTTCAGGAGTTGCCAAGGTCGTGGTTTCAAAGTGAGCCATGATTGCACGTTCCTGTTCAGGAACAAAACGCGACTTCAATTCAGCCGAGTAGAACGAGTCCTGCTCAGCTTTTTTGGTGATGTAAGTAGCCGAAGACAGATACTTATCAATGGTGAAGTTAAACTCACCAGTATCCATTGGGCGGTAAACAACCGAAGTGTCTTCCACATAGTCATCAACCTGTGCTTGACCAATCGAAGGAATGGTGAATTGGTTGCCGTCAGGGAAGCCCGACAACATACGCACGTATTTTTGCGCCATCATTTCATCGCGCAGAATTTCTTTCAGTTCGCCAGACCAAATCTCGGAACGAGTAAGTTGGTCCATATTAGCAGTGGTCATACCAGTCATTTATTTTCTCCTTAGAGTCCAAAGTTTTTCCCAAGACGTTTCTTGTCTTCTAACATTTGTTGTTGCGTCTTAGGGTCAAAGTAGCGGGATTTATCAGTTCTACGAAGGTTTTGGTAATAGTCCCAATTCCGATCCGTAGTGTTCGTTAGGTTACTTCCTTCTGTCCGAATAGTTCCTTTAAACAGGTTAGGAACTTCTTTCTTGGCTTCACCAATAAGTGCAAAGAAAGCAGTAGGGGACTCAGCAGCAATTTCTTGCATACGGGTTAAACTCATACCAAGTTCTTGGGCCTTCTTAGCTACAAAAGTGGCCGCTTCTGTACCATAGGTCTTCTCAAGTTCTTGGTTTACAAAATTAACATTAGTCGCAACAACTTTCTCTTTTTCAAGAGCATTAAGAGTCTCACTAACAAGGCTTTTAAGATCGTCTCCACCTACTTTTGGTTTGGTATCACCACTAGTAACAGTGCTGCTTTCATTTTCTTTTGCCTCTTCAGTCTTAACGGAAGCAGTTTCCGTAGCCTTAGATTGAAGTTGTTCAAGCAACTGTTTAGCGTAGTCTTGTTTAGCCATGTCTTCACGAAGTTGTTTAGCTTGCTCTTCGAGTTGAGCAACATAAGCGTCTGCTTCGAGTTTACCTTTGGCTAGAACTTCTACGTCTTTCCAGTTATCTCCCTTAGCTTTTACGAGTTGATCCAGAAACGAGGTTTGTTCTTGAGTCTTCTCTTCGGTCCCCGTGGTTTGGGTAAATACGTTCATACTATTCCTTTTCAAGAGTGATAAGTTTAATTAAGTCATCAATGGCTTGGTTGTATTCATTGACGGCTACTTGACGAGTCTCCCAGTTAGGGACATCGTAATCTCGAACAGAAGGTTTCTTTTTAACTTCCTGTTCAAGAATTTCTTTTAAAGCGTCAAAGGCATTTCTATAGCCCAACACTTCTTTAATTCTAGCTTCTTTTGCAGAAGCCTTTAAACCTTTAACCCAAACTGTCTGCATTATAATCCTAGGTCAGACTTAACTTGTTGCTTTTGTGTAGCATCAACTTCTGCGTCTTGTTGGAAGGTTTGAAGTTCAATTTGTTCTTTAACTGCAATATTCTCACCGTATAAAGAAGGCTCACCTAATTCATCCGAAACAATCTTAGCAAACTCTTTACCAGAAAGGTGTGCAGATACACTAGGATCGTTTGCTTTGATCTGAAATAGTTGAGTAAGGTTCTGTACTCTTCTAGCACGTTCTGCAAAGTGTCTAGCACCAACAGGTACAATACGTCCATTGCCAGAGATGTCTTCTCTAGTAATAGAAATAGGCATCATAGAACCATCTTTATTTGGGACCATCAACTCTTCTTGCATATTTAGGTTTTGTCTACCAATATCAAGCATAGCGTTAAGGATAGGTTCAATAAATGTACGCTCAAGGTGTGCGGTCTTATGCTCAAAGATACGACTAGCAGCGTTCTGTAGGGACTGTACTTCAAAGGCAGTCTTCTCACCTTGAGTTCTAATACCCATAGCAGACTTAGGAGCGCCAGCCATTTCTTCCATTTTATCTTCTAAGATACGAATTTGCATATCTGCTTGAAGGGCTGTACCATCAGGTTGTAAATAAGTTACATCGCCTTCTTCGCCTAGGTAGATTCTAGCTGAAGGCTCAAAGTCAAAGTCTTCTACGTCTCCTCTGATCTTCATAATCGGATAGGCAATCTGGTCAAAGACATCAGCCTTAAGATTTTCAAGGTGGTCAATACGATACTGCATACCAACAAGGTTATCCAATGGACCCATAGCATACAAGTTATCTGGTCTAGGACGCCAGCCAGCATGGAAGATAGGAGCAAAGCCTAGGTCAGAAGGGTTCTCTTTATTGTCTAGGATATACGCTCTATCCACAACAGTAATAATTCGATCTTCCATTAACTCTTGTTTTTCTACGTCATACATATCACCATAAAACGTAAGAATCTCTACGTAGTTAGAACCGTAGTACTGTTGAATCGAAGAGAAGCCATCAGCGATAAAGCCCTCTGCTTTTTCAAACGAAACATCACTACTTACGTGCTTACGGGCATCAAGCATCTTTTGAATAGTGGGAGCAAAGCTTACGTTATCTTTAGCCATACGGGCTAGTTCACCTAAAGTTTTAATACTACGGATAATCTTTGGTGTTTCTTTAAACGATTTAGCAGTAGGGTTAAAAACAATATCGTAAGGAGAGATTCTGTACATGGCTGGGCCAATGTAGTTGACCTTAGTGGACTTATCTTTCTTTTGGACAATATTCTTTTCAAAGTCAACGAAGGCAAAGCAGTTGCCATACTGGATGTAGTCGTAGATAAGTTCTGAGGCCACATTAACAAAGTTAGATTGTCTAACCTTAGTTTCCATGTAAGACTGAATGAAGTCTCTCTTCGACTGAGTGCCGCTGCTATGGTCTAACGCTTCCCATCTCTGCCACTTTTGTTGTGGAAACAAAGTAGCAAAGTAGTTAGCATGGAGGTTGTCCATGATTTGAGTTAGCTTAGGGGTAGTCGTGGTGTTAGACCAAGGCAGTAAAGAGTTTTGTGTAGTAGTAGTATCTGTAGCATACAAATAGTTGCGCAGTTGCTTCCACTCAACAATCTTTTGATTGCGAAGCATAGACCACTCAGAATACCTATTACTAATCTCGACAGCTAAGTTATCGGGATTAATAATATACTCAAAGTCTAATGTAGTCCCAGCCATTAATTACTTCCCCTAAATTTAACTTGCGACCAATCAATGCTACTCTTACGAGAACGGTTAATTGAAAGAGTAGGTTTCACTGCGATATCAATTGCAGCCGCTAAAGCATCCTTTACGTCATCATGTGGTGGGTGTCTAGCCATTAACTCTTCTTCAAGAGTCTGAATATTACCACCTCTATAATGCCATATAGAAAGATTGTCGTATCTTGGTTCTAAGGTAGCAGCGATACGCTCTTCTTTAGAACCTTTGTTTGGTCTGTACTCATCAATAGAAATAGA